GGTATTCTCAACAAATAGACGTAGCATCAACTTAAACAATCTCTTCATGCCGCCCTCGGCAAGATTCCGCGCCATAACCTCAACCTGAGCCGCGCCAGCCTGTTTTGTGATCTGAGCGGCAGTAGCAGTCGTATTCTGCAATGCATCCGCGTCAAGGCCCATAGAAGCCCTAGAAACGCCTGTCTTGGTCTCAATCGTCTCATCCATATACTGAATGGCTGAGAGCGTTTGAGCCGCTACAAACGGCACAGAGACCTCCTGAATGGCGTTTGGCGCCTTCATACGAATAAGACCGCCAATCTCATTGTTTAGTAGGTCATCGACGTTGACCTGATTCTCAACAAAGCCAAGCCTTGGATTATTCGTCAACGCTACGTTATCTAGTACGCCACGCAACATTGCGGTTGCGGCGTCCTGATCGTCCATAATGAGATCGGCGATTGATCGTCCGAAAAATGCGTGTGGCTCTGGATCAACCTCAAATACAGCAAATGGCACATAACCAAATGGCTCATAATCGAGCAACTTGTAGTTACTACCGCCAAGTGTGAATTTGTACATCTGAGCGACGCCTGTCCCCTCAATGTCCATCTTCATGTACGCCTCGGTGATGGCAACGAGCCGCATTGAGATATCCTCAGTCTGCTCTTCCTCTTCCATCTGATATCCGCGACGCTCAAAGTCCTCTGCCTCTGAGTATGTGTCGCTCGATCCGATACCGTCTAAATTTGAGATTTCATTAAAGTCGTATCCCATATTTACAACATCAGATACGCGCATTTCTGTACGATGTGCGACGACATAAAAGTCGTCAATTGATCGAGCATTTCTGTCCACCATGAATTCCTCTGGTGGTACAGATTCGACCATTAACTTCCCTTTTTCAGTCTTTCTGCTAATCGTGACAGAATGCTCTGGCATTTCGACTTCAAGTCCCATGTCGTCAATAGCAATTGACATTTCCTGAGAATGTTCAATAACGTCGACATCATCGTCATTAACAATGACAGCAAACTCTTCATCCGTGAGATTAGTATATGAGTACGTTTCGGCATCGGTATATTTGTCCCAGTAAACTTTAAGAATTCCGGCCTTCTTAATCATTGCGTCATGGAACGCATCATTTAGCAACTTGTAGCCGTTTAGCTCGTTGAATGCCCAGTGCATATACTGTGTTGCCTGTTGCGCTATCGCTACGTCCTCTGGGCCTTGAGGCGTGTACTCAACTGACTTGTCTGTAGACAGGAACACACGCATGAGACTTGGCTTGATTGATCGAACCGTGTCTCTAACTTTTGTTGCGACGACTTTAGATCGTCCGTCCTCTTCGCCAATATCTACTTCGCCATCAAAGTATCTCTGAGCCTTGATGCGATCGTCTGCAACTTCGCTCTCAATAAAATCGACGGCCTCTTGTACAGCGTTCTGTACTACGCCCTCGATTGTTGATCTATCCATGCGTTCTGGCTTCATATTTTATTGCCCAATAAAATTTAAAATACCTGTTCCCGGCTGGGATTGTTGCATTGTTGCAAACTTTCTAAAAGTTGATCCAGCCACTTCGCCAACTCTAGAATACTTATCTGTTACAAATTCAAAAGTTGCCCTATCTGTTAATGCTTTTTTAAGCAGATTAGGATCTTGGCTAAATACAATATCAACAACCTGTTGTCTTTCTGCATCAGTCATCATTGGCTTTTCTTGTTTCAACTTTTTAGCAAATACTCTAATCAATGAAATTGGATTACCAGAAATAGCGCCTATCGCATCCTCTCCAGATATCTCAGTGCCTTGGTTTTGCAATTCTCTTTGCAATTGAGCAGTTGGAGATCCGGCTCCCGGCTTAACGCCTTTTGCAATCTGAGCCGCGTCGCCAGCAATCTTTAATGCGTTCTGCAAGGCAACATCGTCGCCATCAAGGGCAACTCTCAAAGCCGCACCTATCTGATTTTCTGGATCTGCTAAGTTTGCAAATACTGTTCCGGAACGTCTAGATTTATTCCTAATACTATCCATCACTCCAGCCCTAAAAGCTTTTAGTTGCTCTGGATTGTTCTTTAATTTTTCAACAAGAATTTCAGTCTCGTCAACATTTGCAGTCAGCGCAGTTCTGCCAGCTTTAAATGCATCTGCTGAACTTTTAATCTGAGCATATCTTGCTCTAGTTTGTTTCAATGGATCAGACAAAATATCTATCTGAGTTCTTAAACTCTGCTCTAAATCAGATACAATTCCAGCGGCTGTAGTGTCACCGCTTTTGTACATTTTAGTTGTCGTCTCATTGATAGCTCTTCGTATTATCTCCGCGTCTCTTAATGATGGCTGTCTCACCATTTTGATCGCTCCAGATCTATCTTTTGCAAATAACGGAACTAGCTTTTTCATTTTATAAATAGCATTAATTTCGTCCATTGCATTTGGAACAGTCCTAGCCGCTTGCAGCATATCTCTAATGATTCCTCTGGTGACAGAACTGTCAGGAGTAGATGCAAATATTGCGTCATAAGCATCAGACTCTCTTTTTAACAATGCTTTTTCTGTCTCTTTGAAATCCTTAATAACATTTTCGCCCATTCCCGGAGAGAGTCTGTTTTCCAACTGTGCCATTGCATATCTCTTTGTGTCTGTTGCCCTAGCTCCAGTCTTGTCCAATACGCTTTTACCAGCTTCACCGCCAGCAATGACGTATCCTTTTAGAGCGTTTTGCAAAGTCGTGTTGTCAGACATCAATCTGCCCTCAGACAAATCTTGAACAATCTGATCTGGATTCTTTCCGCTAAGTTCTTGAAGCCGCCTTACTTCAGCTTGAACAGCATCAGCGGATAAGTTGCCAAACTTTTGTCTCGTGTAATCTATTAAATTAGAAAATCCTTGAGCAATATATTTGCCGCCAAAACCAAACATTGGACTAGCAACTGCGCCAAATCCAGCACCAGATAATACATCAGCAGTTTGGCCTCCTATATCTTCAGACTCTGACAATCCGTATCCAGCAAGTCCTCCTTCAGTTGCGCCAATCTTCACAAGATTCGGAATATTTAATGGCAAGCTTTTGCCGCGAGTCAACAGCACTTGTAAAACAGACGGGATAATAGCCCCTACAAATTCCGCTGTAATTGCTGTTTTCGGATTTTGTTTTTTGTATTGTTTTATTTGAGACCTAAGCTCGTCCCTAATTTCTTCGTAACCTCGATCTTCTTCAGTAACACCAAGTTTTCCGAGATTTGATCTAATACTAGCCTCAAGCTCTTCTGCGGAGCCAAGAGTTACGCCCTGACCGAAAGCTCTAACAAAGCCAGAAAAGTCAGAAACCTCAGTCGGAGCGTCTACTCTTTTCTTTCTTCTTTTTTTGTCTAAGAAATCTTCTTGTGCATCATTAGCCATTATGTTCGCCTTATTGATCTGCTAATTGATAATAATGCTTTCTCTCCTGAGCATTTAGCATTGCCCAGTCTGCGTCGGTTACGTCAGGATCATCTGGCTTTCTTAAGTATTTCTCATTCTCTCTTGCAATCATTGCTTGTTTCTCAATATATTCGCTATAAGGCATACTTCTCAATTCGTATGCTTTTCTAATCAATTCAGCCTTGAATTTTTCAGCGGCTTCTATTTTTGCGATGACTTGTTGCTCTAACTCTTCAGGCGGTAGATTAAGATCTAACTCTGTACTCAAAGCCAGTCTAAGTTCTGTTTCACTTAATGCGCCAAATGTCGCACTATTAATAACTGTGATACCTAAAGTATTCGCCGCTTGTCTTAGAGCAGAAGTTTCAGCATTAAATGCTGGCAAGAATGTGTTTTGAATCCATCCACTCTTTGCTCCACTTTGGAGCGCGTTTAATGCTCTTCTGTATCCAGATAATTTTTCTTCTAATGAGTAAGCCATGGTCATCACATCATTAGATAAAGCATCAGAAGTTTTGAGATCCTGAGCCACTCTGTCAGCTTCTAGCTTTGCTTTATAAATATCTTCTTGACTTCTTCCTTTAACATTTAATTTTCTAACCTCAGTTTCTCCTCCTTGACTAACGACAACAAAAGCATTGTCATCTGCGTCAAACTGAACTCCTGAAACTTTTGGCGATGCTTTTGCGCTCATTTCTTGCTGAACAACTTGCTTGTATATGTCCATAGCAAGATTAGGATTATTTCTAGCAATGTCTGCGTGATCTTTGTAACCTTTGTTTTCAAGATACTTAACAACAGTTCCAAGAGTCTTTCCTTGTAGCTTTCTCTTTCTATCTTCCTCTAAAGACTTGCCAAGATACGAAGCCAACTGCTGGTCAGGATTGAGACGCAAAGTGTTAAATCCAAGAGCAAGCGCTTTTGCTAATCTGCCAAAGTCTAATTTCTCTTTTGCCTCTGGAATTGCCTCTTCTAGATCTTTCTGTATTTCTCCAGCTTGATATTCAATATCATTTGCATCGCCTTGCAATCCAAGTTGTCCATTAGGCGTAAATCCTAATCCGTTATCCGCGTCAAAAGATATTTGATTTCCGTCCGTGTCTGCTCTTTTGACTCCGCTGATTAATTGATTAACGCCAAGATCCATTCCTCCGGCTCCAGTTATCCTATTGTCAACTGCGGCGCGAGATGGATCTTCATATGTTTCTTGCCCATGTGCAAAAGTATCGCCGTCATAAACTGCTCCAGATAATCTGTTATCAACAGCGCCGCCATTGATAGGAATTGTTTGTGCAACATTATTTCCATAAAATTCTGAGCCAGTAATATTTCTTGCGTTAGGCCCATAAGTTTCATAATCAGTAATAGCTGGCGGTGCCGCCTCTATCTGAGTGTTGCTTTGATAATTTTGACGAGGCAAGAATTTAGCATTCTGAGTGAATCCTCTCTTTCGCGCCACTCTATCAGCAACACCGTTAACAGCATTAAGTAGGCCAGCAAAAACTCCTTTGTTGCTTTCCTCTGGCATATTAGGCGCTGGCATGGTCGTTACAACTGGATTACCTCGTTCATCTACAACATAACTCATAGCTTCCATTTCATCTTCAGGAGCTAGTTGTTTCCTTGCCGCAGTATCCATATATGGCATATCGCTATACAGCAATCCGAATCTGCGCTGATCTGGCGTCACGAGACTGCCTCCAGATGCGCCCATAAAACTGGCTTGATCTCTCGCTCTACCGCCTTGAATAATTTGTTGCTGAAGATCAAGAGGCAAACTTTCAAAGTTTTCCTCGATAGATGGAATTGTTCTGTATATCGCGGCCGGATTAGTAAATATTTTATCGCCAGCATCTAAATAACCGTACATTAGCGATGATCCTTCATCCTGTACATTTTTAACTCTCTCACTCACAAAAGCTTCATCTGCTTTCATGCCTTGCATATATGCAATGAGTTCGTCTCTTTCGCCTTGCGTTAATTGTCTTGGCATATTTTTTCCAATTAGCGAGTTAGTCCAAGCATTCTTCGTCTAAAACTCTTCTCGTCCTCTTCTTTACTTCCCATAGCAGACTGAGGACTCATGTTCATGTATGGAATTTGATAAGTGCTAGGAGTCTCGTTTGTTCTATAGTCTGTCGTCGGTATGTAGTTATCTTTTGGCTCAAACTGGCCGACATATTCAGGGCTTCCAGACTTCATGTTATCAACCATTTTGTTAAGACCAGCCTGAGCGCTTGCGTCTAACGTTTGACCAAACGGTTGCATCGCAATCGGATCTACTTGCTTTACAAATTGAGGCGCCCTAATCGGAGCTTCTTGTTGCGGCATATTCATCAATCCATAATATTGTTGCTGTCGGTCAGCATATGAATCTTGAAATCCAAGAAGTCCTTGCGGCAAAAATTGATATGGGTTGTACATTATTACGCAGCCTTGTAAGCAGTTAATCCAGCAGTCAAATAATCAAACAATCCGGGCTGTCTTGTTGTTGTCTGAGTCTGAGGAACAGGAGATGCGCTGATCGCGCCAGATGCCAGATTAATGCCTTGCATTGGCGCTCCAGCATATCCAGCAAATTGTTGCTGTGCGGCATCAAATATCGCCTGTTGCAATGCTTGCTGTTGTGCGCCCTGAGCCGCTAGATTCTGCTGTACTTGCTGGCCCATGCCAAAACCAAGATTAGCAATATTAGCAAGTTGCGATCCAGCGCCTAAGCGTTGCTGTACGCCCTGTAAGCCAGACGTAACGTTGAACTGCTGTGCGCCAAGTCTGTTCTGTATATCGCTCAAAGCGGCTTGTTGTGCGTTTTGGAATCCGGCCTGTCTTAATGCCGCAGATGACTGCGCTAACTGTTGCGCCACATTTCTGCCATATTCTGACTCTGCAATTGCTTGCCTCGATCCGCCGTATGCTCCAGCGGCCTGAGCCTTAGCGCCAAGAATATCTAATCCCATCTGAGCGCCACGCAATATATCTGCTTCATTAGCGCGGATAACTTGCTCAGTAAATGGATTCTGATATTGACCAATATCTGTCGTCGCTAACTGCCCAGCTTGTACTTGCTGTGGCGTGTAGCCCATCTCAGATGCAGCTCCTAATCCAGCGCCATATATTCCTTGCGCCGCCGCTTGATTGACATTTGGCATCCCAGATCTTGGTGGAACTGGAAATCTCGTTTGATTATTAGCAACCGCTGCCCCAGCCATAATCTATCCTTTAAACAAATAGTCTGTTATACGCATTAACTTGGCTCGGATTGCGTTGCTGTAACTCAGCCAGAGCCTGATCGTATAACGGAATTGATGAATATCCTTGTACGCCACCAGCAAATGTTTGTGGCGTCGGCATTCCTTGCATCGCCTGCAATGAACCGGGCTGAACAAGGCCAAAAGCCTCTGCCGCGCCAATATTTGACTGCATCGCCGCCTGTTGAGTTGGATTAAATGCCGCGACCTGTGGGCCTGTATATGGCATGAATCCTAACCGTTGCACCTGTTCAGCACGAGCAATATTGCGCCTAGACGCATCTTGCAGATACTGTGGAATCTGTACCTGTGTTGTTTGTCTTCCGCCTTTTCCACCACCGCCACTCATTTAAATCTCCCTTTCAAGCATTGTAAATTTCTTACTCCAACCGTTACTTGCTAGAGCTTTTTCCCATCCAAATCGCCCTGAAAGCGTCATTTCAGAGCATCCTTGCGCCTTAGCCCACTCAATTGCTGGCTCGTGGAAATCTATAAGTTCCTGAAGCGTACCACCAGCTAGAAAAACGTGAAATACTTTTTTTCGCGGATAAACCACTATTTCTGTAACCATACAGCTATTCTCTGTAGGCCATAATTGCAGATTACCGCTAAGGACTCCCAAACAAATATCGTCAAAATTGTGAGTACCGCCACTGTATGCAAGAGCATTCTCAATCCATACTCGACAACGCATAAGTTCTTCAGTAACACTTTGCTTTGGCTCATAACTCATGGGACGTACAACTCACTCACTGATAACGTTACTGACGGTGACGCTGGGCAAAATGAAGTTGCCGCCGTCGTTGAGAGAGATGCCGCCAAGTCGTCCGTAGCAAACATCGCCTGTAAGTAGTCATCCGCATCCACCTCAAATATTCCAGATCGAGCAACGATCTTCTTTTGATTATTAGACTCTAACGTCGTCACCATTGTTGAGTTCGCAACGTCTGTGCCGTTAACTCTAGGCCAGAAATAAAACGTTTTTGAACTCGATGATGACGATATTAATTCAGCAGTAAAACTCAATTCGTATACTCCAGATCTTGCAAAAACTATTTTGCTCGCATCTGTCCCGTCAATTGATATGTTGTGCGAATACGCTGTCGTATCCCAAGTGATGGCTGTTGCTGTATCAATTGTACTTGCCGACTGACTGTTAAAGTCAGCAAAGAAACCATAAGAGTTTTCGCCGTATGGGATTGGCAAGAACTCGCCGTCGACTGACAAAACCATGTGCTTCTTTGTCTCGTCCCAAAGCATAATGCCGTTCTCGGACGCTGATTCGCCAGTTAACTTAAAGTCCAGTTTGTTTTTAGTACGAGCAATAAAATTATTCAGGCGCTCTGCCCATTCGCGCCAGTTACCGCCTAACGGTGGAGGAATTGCGTTCAACGCCTACCTCCCGGCTTCGCCTCTATACGCATCGTGCCAACGCGCCAGTCTGAGTTAATTTCTGTCTCAACTCTCATCCGCACCTGTCTACCACTAAATCTGACGCTAGTCGGATTCGACATTGAGAATGATCCGAACTCTGACTCAGTGCCGTTTGGATACAACCTTGTTTTAAACTTAGCAGTAACGTCTCCCTGAGATAGTTCGTCTGGAATGAGATCGGTAACGTGCATAATGTTGTCACCGTTACCTAAACTAATCGGCCCTGACTCTACAAACATTGTAGCGCCAGAGTGGTTAAATCCATACTCCTGAAAGTAAAGATTACCGCTTGAGTCTGCCCAGATTGGATATCGCAAAATACCAGTATCAATCGCCGCAGTTCGAGACAATTCACCGATCATCCAGATGTTGTCCTTGTAGTCGTATGCAACGTATCTGTCGTTTTCTGTTGATGAACTACTTGGATAAAACCACCAGATCTCTGAATAACGACTGTTATGAGTGCCATAAACTTTACTAATCTGGTTGTTGTTTATATCTCGGAATATGTGGTCGCTAACCTCGCAGTTAAGTTCTCGAACAATAGATCCGTCAAATATAAAGAATCCTTTTTGCCCCATCCAGAATGCGGCCTGATCAACAGCGACCAATGACTTAGGCGAATCAGTACCGCAAGCAGAGCCAACACGCTCAAATCCGTACACATACGGTGGCCCTTGATAAGTCGCCAAGTGAGCGTCAACGTCAGTTAATATAAGAGTCCTACCTCTAACTCTAGCCGCCGCCCTAATAGATCCAGATGTCTGCAACTCTATGTCTCCAGCTTCGTTTGTCGCCGCCGGAGTCCAAGACGTGAGATCCTCCTTGTCGCACCACTGTATCTTTCGTGGATTACTATCTGCGCCAAGGGCAAACAAGAATCGTTCCTCGGTAACAATTAGCCCTTCATTTCCTGTTGGTGCGTTTGTTATTGGCGCGGCAACACCGCCGCCATCAACGTCCCATAAATGCAGTTTTTTATCTGTTGTTGCACACGCAACCAAATCCTCACCAAAGTTATCAATCGACCAAGTCGTCGCTGGCAACCAGTTAGACGATGGAGATCGAGGCGTGTTGTAGTATCCAGCGTTATAAAGGCCACCGCCGTATCCAGTATTTTGAATCGCGCTCTCTCGACCAACAGTAAAAGATGCCGGAGTAATATCAGTAACAGTTCCAGCAGAACTGATTGCGTACAGTTTCTCGTAAGTTCCAGCCGCCAAGTTATTGTTAAAGTCTAAGTCACGCCATCCGTGCATTCCTCTTGGCGCGGCGGCAATCCCAGACGTTACAAAGTCGCCCCATCCACCAACTGGTCTCATACTGCCCTCAGACCAACGAACTAAACTTGCATCGCGCCAGCGGTTAGATTGCTCAAATTCTGTGCCGTTTTTGTAAACTCCGGGCGGCAATTTTAATGGGATAAGAGCCATTTTATTTCCTTACCATTTGCCAATTGGACACTTTGCCAATTTCCATTTTGTCTTTAAAGCAAGAACACATCCGCACTCTGTGCAGATGCCTAACTTGCTCTTTTCGCATTTATCACAAATGCTTTCTCTCTTTGTTTTCGTTTCTTTATCAATTACCATGACAAGAACACAGCGCCAGCAGATCCAGCACGACCACCTTTATTTGCATCTGAGTCAGTCAAGTTACCACCTCGACCGCCTGTTCCATAACCAGTGCCATTATTACCGCCAGAACCGCCATAAAGTCCTGATCCACCGCTTCCATTAACTCCGCTAGGCGAGCCTCCAGAACCGCCTCCACCCGGCGTACCCCAACTACCTCCAGAACCTCCAGTAGCACTTACAGATCCAGAGCCGCTAGTAACAGATGAAGATCCGCCAGCAGATCCAGCACGGCCTGAACTAGAACTAGCACATAAAACAAAACTTCCGGGAGAGCCGCCAGCGCCAACAACTATCGATAAAGATTCTCCCGGAGTAACAGATAAGGATTGACTTGTCCTGTAGCCGCCAGAACCACCGCCGCCGCCGGGATATCCATCTCCACAGAACCAACAAGCACTACCGCCTCCTCCGCCAGCATAAACAGAAACAGTCATTGTTGATACGCCAGCAGGAACTGTTAAAGAGTAAGTTCCAGAGCTAGTATAGTTTTGAGATCCGGACTCATATAACGCTGACTTCCATGATCCACCGTCTTTAATTTTTACATCAAGACAGTTTTTCCAAGCGCCTGAAACCTTTACAAATACTTGCTGGACATCTTTCCAGACGCCGCCATGTTTAATTTTAAGTGGCATTAACTAGCAACCTTGTAATGGATGTCACCATCTGATCCTCCAGTTGGATCACTTGTAGATACCGTTCTCGTTCCGTATCCATTAGCCCCTGTTGAGTCAGATATATTAGTTAATGTTGCTTGCTTTGAATCAATCTGAGTTTGTATTGATGATGTTACTCCGTCAACATAATTTAATTCTGCGGTTGTTGCTGTTACGCCATCAAGTATATTTAACTCGGAAACAGTTGATGTAATTCCGTCCAGAGCGTTTATTTCAGCCGCTGTAGCAGTAACGCCGTCAAGTATATTTAACTCTGCGGCTGTAGATGTAACGGCAGTGCCATTTAATGATAGCGTACTGAAATTTCCAGTTGACGCTGTTGTTGCCCCAATTGGAGTGTTATCAATCGCGCCTGAGTTGATGTCTATCCCAGTTACAGCAGTCGTTCCATCGAGCAAGTCGTCAATACTGTCTAAGTTATTATTTAACTTAGTTCCCCATGAATCTTCAGACGCCCCAATTTCAGGCTTAACTAAACTGTACGTCGTAGTTGTGGTATCTGCCATTTAAGTCTCCAGTTAATTGTCGGCTGGCTCAGGCGTATTGCCCTCTGCCAACCACTCTAAGTATTCTTGATAGTCTCTGTTTGCTTCGTCAAATGGAATGAACGCATTATCAGCTATTCGCTTAACTCCTTGCATCTCACCACCATTTAACGGATCAACCCCTAGTAATTTGTACATTTATAACTCCGCATCTGCTGTTGGTGTAGACATATTAAAACTAGCATCACTGTTATCATAAAAATGTATACGTCTTTGTTTTGGATAAGTCGAAATAGATCCACTACCAGTTTCACTAGTGTAAGATATAGTAGGTGTTGTTCTCATGTTGACAGGTAAATCTATTTGAATCATAGCACCACCACCGTACATTGCACTGTAATATGTACCTGGACATCGAACGTAATATCTAAAACAAAGCAACTCCTCAGTAGTATAAGGACGATGCTCAAACTCAGTAGCTGACTCACCAACTTCTAGTTGGACTCCTGTGATATTAATGTAGTTAGATGTAGAATCTGCAAGTGCTAAAGTACCACCAGCGTTTCTGTCTGCATTAGTAGCAGCTTCCCATGAAGTAGGAACCGCACCGCTTGAAAAATCTGTTCCAGAGTCTAAAAAAAATTCTAAAAATGCAGACAAATTAATATCGTTATCTAAAGATCCAGTTGTATCCCCAGCAAATGTGATTGTTTTCTTTTCCCAAGTAGCAGAAGAATTTATAGTTACAGTGTTACCGATAATTCTAGTGTTATCGTTATCATAAAAGTTGACTTGTAAATCTCCAGTCTTATTAGACTTTACCCAAAAAGACAATGTAACTTTTTTAGCAGATGTAGTGCCTTTAGCTAAATGTTGAAGAGATAAACCTTCCATGTAATAATGCAAAATAGCATACTCAGCAGACGCTGGACTAGCATTAGCAGTTGTGCAAGATAACTTTAAAGAGTTACTAAAACCGTCTGGAGCATCTGTAGACTGTTCTGATGTCCATGTTCCTAGTGATGCCAGTAAAATTTTCCAACGATCACAAGTATAGTAATCACTTGTTGTTATTCCTGCACTACTAGTACCACGCTGTGCAATCTGCATCGCACCGTTAATGATTAAGTTCTTGCCAACGGTGTTGTAAGCATTAGGTGTAGTGCCATTGATAGTTGTAGTGCTACCACCGTTAGCATCTGTAATTGCGTTGACTGCAATGGTACTCATTATGGTAGCTCCGGTGCAGGTACATCAGCTAAGAACTGAACAACACCTAGATCAAATGCTTGAGTAACTTGAGCATCCTCGCCTGTAGCTATTGTAATACTGTTGGCATTACAGTGAGCAACTAACTTAGCAATGATTTCTTTCTTAGCTATTCTTGCTCTATTCTTTGCAGCGTTATCAATCCAATCTTGTGCAGACAATGCCGAATATCTTAATGACTTATCTTCTGCGTCTGTTAATGTAACTGTGTAATCTGCCATGTTTTTATCCTAATAAATGTCCTGAAAACCATGAATAAGTTGCATACACAAATGCGCTAGAGTTATTACTAACAAAATAAGTTTCAAAATAATCGCCAGAAGATGCTTCTACTACAGCATTTAAATGTAATCTACTATATCCACTTTGTAATGCCTGTGTATTTAGCCCATCTAAATACGACGATCCATTTTTATACAAATAACATCTTGTGTAGTAAGAGTTTGCGTCAACTTGTTGTAGTGCCTCTATATTGAAATAGTATCTTCCGTCTATTGGTGCAGTAAATCTTCCATTAGATGTATCATAATGACTACCAATATTATGACGTGTAAGATTCCAAACGTATTTTGTAGTAGTAGTACCATGATTTAAATTAGAATTAGCATGAGCATTAAAAGATGGTTGGTTTGGAGTAGTTACACGACCGCTTGAGTCTACATCTAAAGCTGTGCCACTTGTGTAAGCCCCTGAAATACCATCTAATGAAGGAATGTCAGCAGTAGTAGCTACCGTACCACTAGAGTCAGGTAAGTTAAATGTTCTGTCGGTGTTACTATTCGGGGCAGCAATCGTGAAATTACCAGTCCCGTTAGCATTGCCCTGAATAACGACTTTAGACATTTACATATTCTCCACAACAACCTTTAATGAATCGACATCAGTTGCTGCATCGATGTCCGTCTGTACAACCGCATATTTATCTCGAATAACCTGTCGAGCAGCCTCAGCTTCCGTTGCGTCAGCACCTGGGATTTGCTTAGAGATCACCTCATCGTGTGGCTCAAATTCTTTGGCCCGTTTTTCTCTACGCATACCGTGAGCAATTGTCTTGGCTTTAGTCAAATTAACGTTAATAGGCATTATGCGTACTCCCAAGCGTTACGGAACGTCCGGTCAGTCGGGCTCTCGGAAACGTCAACAATCTGATAATCCTTGCCAGCCGGGACGTCCTTCGCCGCAATCTGCTCGATGGTTAATCCTGAGTTTGGCGCTGGTACAATCACTGCTACACCACCATCGTCCGTAGGATAAATAATTCTCTTGTCCATAATTTCCTCTTATCTAAAAACAGCTACTGAATATGTGTCGTGATCTACATCAGCACCGGTATCGCCTCTACTGCTTCTGATAATAAAATTACTAGTGCTAAAAGTTTTTGTGTGTGGAAACGCTCTAGTAGTACCAGAATCGCTACATGCAACAACAGCAGAGTAGTTTGCGTCAGACATTGCACTTGTAAAAGTTACTGTAAAAACACCAGTAGCAGTATCAACAACGCTTGAAATATTAAATGAATCTCTAATAGCAACTGTTCCAGTACCATTAAAGTTAACCCAAGCCTTTGCAGAACCATTAACGACATTAGTGACATCAGTAGACTCTGTACCGTCTCTGCTTGCTATTGTGTCTAGTTTAAGTGTACTCATTTGGTTTACCTAAAGACGGCTAATTGATTTACGTTAACATCAATAAGTGATGCTCCATTACTAGTATAAGTGTTAAAGTATGCGTAACTAGTTGTTGCGGCATTTGCTACTGCTGATCTATTATAATTAGCAGAACCTCCACTACTAGTATTTAAGTTAAGCCCAGTTACGCAAGCGTAATTAGTATCTTCAAGTGCGTTAGTAAAATTAACTATAAAACGCCCAGTAGCAACATCAGTAATACTTGACACATTACCAGAATCTCTAATTGCTGGAGTACCAGTGCCATCAAAGTTTACCCACGCTTTGCATAGGTACATCTCAACAGCATTGGTGTCTTGTATTGTGTCTACCTTCAGTGTACTCATGGCTTAGGATGCTCCGTCTTTACAGCCTCAATAGCGTCTTTCCAAGTTGTCGTACCATTGACACTATCCCAATACTGCATATCAAGTTGCTCTTGGATTGTTGGATATGCTCTTGATCTGTCTCGTGCGTATTGCTCTGGACTAACCCAAGCGTTAACTGCATCAACATCGACAGTTACTTCATTGCCACTAGCATCGTATGGAGTATCTTCAATAATCTTAACGACATTAGAATATAGTGCATATATGGCTTCGTGATTCATCCGGCAATCTCCATTGCAGTTATTACTGTTGTACCTCTTTCGTAAGCGGCTGCATCGGTATCGGTTACTGTCCTATTTGTGTAAACTGTTGTTGCTGATCCATTTATTGCTAAATGGTATGTTATCTGAGATGTAGTAGATGGCGTGTCTACATAAAATAAAGCATTACCCTCTGGAGTAGAGGCGTAGTTTGCGCTAGTGTATCCATCCCACATTGGAGATATTCCATAATATCTGTTAGTTTGTACAGGCGATCCAATGTAAGTTGATCCTCTAAGAAAACAAAACATTAAGCTCCAATAACTGCTGGTTACCTCGCCCATCCAATGAGCTTGCAATAGTATTTTGCTACTAGTAAAAAATGGCGTAATATCAACGCTAGTGTTATTTATTGCTGTTGGAACATTTTGAGAAGTTGATTGAGAACTTGTTGTTGAATTTAATGTGTACTTAACCTGAAGTATCTTTCCAACAACCGTATTGTTACCTGACGTATCAAGTATGCTGTTAACCTTCAGTGTACTCATAGAATCACCCAGTTCCCGCCTGATGCAACAGTCACTGTCACGCCAGAACTAATAGTTATGTCACCGATACTAGCTGCGTTCTTTGTCGCCGCGATCGTGTAATCTGCGTCAATTGTCTGATCGTTCTCAAGAAACGCGGGATATTGTATTCCAGATGTGCCGTTCAATACTATCGCCATAATTACGCCGCCAGTTTAGTCCAAGTTTCTGAGTTCTCGGACTGCTTCGTCCAAGTCTCGCTGTTTACACTCACCGTACTCCACGTCTCACTGTTGGTGTCGAGTACGCTCCAAGTTTCTGTATTTGCCGATAGCTCCGACCACGACTCAGCATTGACCGCCTCATCTTCCCACTTTCGTCTAGCGTCGATCGTAATCGTTGCGACTGCCCTCGATACGCCGCTCCGCTCTCGCACACGCTCCATATCCGCCGCAGTCGTCGCACTGGCAGATATCGCGGAGTCAGCTTCAACAACCGTTTCAAAACTTGCCGTCGTGCCCGCTGACGCAGACACAGTCGCGCTAAATAGTTTAATGCGCTCACAGTCAGACGTGACAGACGCGCTCGCAGATACTGTCGCCTCGGTCTGTCTCTTTCTGATGTATACAACTGCAATGACTGTGTCGCCAGCCGCGAGTGATCCAGACTCTCGTACTCTCGTTAAGTCGCAAGTGTTGGTTGCCGCGCAAGTCGCGCTCGATGTCGAGTCAACGACAGTGACAAAACTCGCAGTCGTCGTTGCCGCCGCGTTAATCGTTGCGGAGGCGTCAACGTAATTGACTCCGGCATCTGCCGATGAAAACGGTTGTTCACTAAATGCATTTACACTAAACATTTAGACGACTTTCCACGATGATCCAGACGGAACAGTAACGCTCACGCCTGAGTTGACAGTAATTGGGCCAGCGGATATCGCATTGTTGCCAGTTGTGATCGTGTAATTTGCGGTGATCGTGTTGGTGTGCTCAAAAATAGCGCCAGCGATGATACCGCCAACAGATGTTAAATCTGCTGGGACGTTTACGTCGTCATTTGCGTCAGCCCAGATTGATCTTTCGGCTGGATACGTCACAAAAACGTCCGCCGCCGCAGTCAGATTGATTGCAGAGCCAGAATTTGACGATTCCAGCACTGTATCGCGACTCAGAGTCGTGCCAGACGCTGTGTATGTGCCAACTCCGACTTCCCAGTCGTTGCCTGAAACTATGGCGTAGTACGTCGTATTGCCATCACCAACAACGGAAAAAGACTGGAATCCGTCAGCCGCACCAGCGAGCGTTAGAGTACCAGTCCCAGTCGTGGTTGTTGTTTCTTTGACTCGATCTTTGACAACTAGAGCCATGTTAATCCTCAATCAAGCGTGATATCTAAGTCTCCGGCTGGTACACGAAACACGTCGCCAGTCTCAATAGCCTTTGATGTCGTTAGTGCCGCATAAGCGATCAAATTGCCAGCGCTCGATGCGTCGTAAATGCCAACGTGACTCACTGTGCCGTAGTTTGCGGTCGCTGTAGGAAACTCAACTGCCGCGTCAGTCGTCGCAGTGTTGCCAGATACGCTAAATGTCACAGTCTGACGTGCATACGCCGTTCCAGATGTTGTGACCTCAGTTCCACTGCCATCCTCGTCTGGATTGCTAGTAAAAAGCGCCAAATACAGCGTCGATGGCGCTGTGTATGCACTGTTTGTAAAGACGTGGTCGAGTAACTCAGTCTCTAAATAGTTGGAAAAACTCATCCTAAACCTCTCACTTTAAGTGTTAATCCTGAGCCAGAGTATCTGGCGCGTTCTGATGCATCCATCAAGTTCTTTACTGCCGCTGAATACAGTTGCGCCCACACAGTGATCCTTGGATCTTCCTGTAAGTATGGAGCAGAATGCATTAACGATCCATATAAATATACGTCCGGCGCAGTAGTCAGCAACCAATTTGTACTATTTGAGGCCAATGCTGGGATCTCAGCGAAATACAGCAACTCTGCTGTGTAGTCAGCGTCAGGCGTAGGATAGAAGTTAAACTGACCGTCCGCATGGCAGTAATACTCAGGCCGACCTGACGTATCCTCGGCTCCAGCACGCTTATCTGCCATCGATGCGCGGGATATCAAGTTCACAACGCTAGTTCCAGCGCCCTGAATACTCATGCGGATCGTCTCCAGCCAGTCTCCAGGAACTTGCGAATACTGGTCGCCGCCGTCAATCGTTGCAGTTGCCCTCGTCTCCATCTTCCAGTGCCGTAGCTCTCGATTCAGTTGCGACTCGGCAAGCTGAACAAACACAGGGATCGTGCTGGTCAAGTCATCTCGATTGAGAAAGTCTGCAATCGTCGACTGTAGATTGGTGTAGTTGGTGATCGTCATGGTGTCATCCCTAATAAGCCTCTATCCATTATTGGCCTTTCAAATGGTATGTTTGCATCAGTTAATATTTGCTCATAGTAATTTTTGGTTTCATCTGGTGCGTTCAATATACCTTTCCTTGCCAGATTTCCTCGGCCCCAATTGTAAGCCGCTAGAGTATCTCGCCAATCTGGGAAAGATTTTTGCAAATTATTTAAGTAATGTGCCGCGCCATAAATTGATGCGACTGGATCAAGCGGATCAACTCCACCAGTTTCTGAAACTGATGCCGCAGTCTTTGGCATAAATTGAGCAATGCCTTGTGCGCCAGCCCGGGATGATCTTTTACCAGATATAACATCTGGATCAAAACTACTTTCTTGATACAACAATCGAGTTAGTAATTTTTCAGGAACATTGTATTGCTTTGCCGCTTTTTCAATCACTGGCTTATATTTCTGATAAATCTGTTTGTTAGATGGCGGACTCCATTCCTCTGTTCCAAAATTTGTACCAGTAGCAGACGTAATCGCTCCAGATATGTCTGATTTTAAGTCCCTGCCTAAACTCTTAATTTTGTCTAATATCCCAGCCATATTAATCCTTAAATTGGCGATAACAATCCGCCGATAAACTCAGCAAATTCTTTTTCGGTTGTATCTAAATATCTAGGCTTGAAGTCAGGAATGGTATCTCTGATCATTTGCTTAGACTTATCACTAGCTTCTTTAGGAATGTATGCGCTGTTGTCTGGGATGAATCCCATATTAGTTCCAAGATCCTTAAGAGCATCAAACGTATCGAGGACTCCAAGCGGTATGCCTCGCATTACAGACTTTCCATACTCAGCCATCGTTGGTGAGAATGGCCTTGAGTCGCCTTGCACTTGCGACAGATTCATGCCTGTCATCGGATCGCCTTGGTAGGCTTTAGGACTCATTGGTATGGCGACGGCTCCGAGCAAACCTTCAGGCTTTCCCTTCATTTTTTCTAAGTAAGCCATAGTTCTATCAACCCATTTTTGATCTGCTTTTTGGAATCCGCTTTTTGACCAATCTCCAGATTTAATTGCTTGATCTACAGTTAAAGGACGACCTCTTTTGTCTAGCCTAGTAGCTTGCTGTTTAAACAAGTCTGGAAACATTTCTCGGTAAGGGAATAGCCTTTCAAACTGTTGTGGTTGACTCCCAGATACTTTTTGCATCCCGTGACTATAAGTTCCGTGAATGTCTTTGCTTAAAGGTACTAATTCCTTAGATGGATCAAATCTTATAATAGCTCCACCAGCGTCGCCAAGAACAGAATTGTTAAACCGAGGATCTCTTTGAGCGCTAATTGCTTCAGATACAATCGGAAATCCTTTATCTCGATATTTTGATTGACCAAGTATTTGTAAAAACTTAGCTCGCGTCGATCCGCTGACTGCATCAGACATTATTTGTTCTATGCCGCCGCCTTCAAGTCCTTGCCAATTTAAATTTGGTATTTCTTTCCTGACGTGTTTATCAAACTGCTCTATATCTTTTTTAGCTAGTTTTGGCGTTGCCTTTAATTGATTCAAAACAGATTCAGAAATAAATCTAGGCGAATACATGGATTCATTAGTCATCACGGTGTTAATTGATACAGGTAATCGACCTGTTTCTTCGGCGACGCTTCTAACTTTGTCCATATAGGTTGCGGCTGTTCCTTCCCCAGATGCCCATGCAAGATCTTTATCTTGAAACTTTTGAGGAAACTTTATGCCGCCTTGAGCCTGACTGTTAACATTAATACCGCCAACTCGACTAAGCAATCCAATATCACTTGGATCTCCCATCAGCGATATAAGCGTTTCGCCCTGCAAATCCTCTGGAGTGATAATGTTTTTCTTAAACTGTTCAGGCGCAAATGAAGTTTCAAAATTACTTTCTGAAGCAAGTTTTTCTCTCTCTCCAAATGCTTTGCTTTTTTTCTTGTTTTTCTCGTATTTAGTAATAGCAGACTTAACAGCACTAGGATTCTTTGCCGAGTCGATAGTCAAATATCCAAGCTGTATTAATCTTCTAACTAAATTTGCTCCAGCCATACCTGCTCCCTATGGGCCTATCAGGTCTAAAAGACCAGCACGTTTCAACTGCTTCTTGGCTTCTTGAGTCAATCGAGATAGATCGACTTTGCCAGACTTAATCAATTGATCTATCGTTGGCAAGTCTGAGACTCCGGCACGTTTGTTTATGTCCGCTACCTCTTCTCTATCTAACAATCTGTTGACCTTTATCCTGTCAGATATAAGCCAGTCTCCAGCAACGTTAGCATTCGTGTTGTAGTTGTAGCTACCGCCAAGCGGTAACTGATCTTTAATCTCTGCTGTCTGTGGATCAATGCGTCCATCGTTAGTCATTCTGGCTCGATACATTGCCTCGTTGTACCAGTCGTAATCTTTTGGCACTTCTATCTCGCCCCAGACCTGATTGTACTTGCGATAATCAACTGGTAAAGATCTATCTGACTTGCCGCCAATGTGTAGAGCAAACGGATTAGTTCCGCTATGGAATCCCGGGCGATACGCCAGACTTCCTATTCCTGACGATATCTCTCCCTTTTCATTTGGCGGAATATGCTTGGCATACATCCACTCATTCATCGGGATCGGTTGCTTGTTATCGACATACAGCGGATATATCTGATCGTTCTTCTGCTCAAACAGTTTGTAAGCTTTACGAGTCTCTTTCGGCTCATCAATCAATGCGCCTTCAAGATTCATCCACTGATTATTCTTGACTATCTGCTCGGCCTGATCAGGACTCATATTGTACTTCTTGATCAAAGCATCAATGATATTGAGTAGTCCTTTTAACTTCGCCACTACGCTATCCCTCGCAGATTACGTCTAATCGGCTCGCCCCAACTTGTTTGCTGTGGTCGATAGCCAACTGCCAAATATCTCATTGCATCAGCGCCGTGCGATGTCCAGTCGTGCCTCGGTCTACCTCGCCACGTTCTGCCCTTCTCGTCAAAGTCGCGCTGATACTGTCTCAATGCCTCGATCCCTCGATTGCACTTGGTCTCATCAAACCAACATCGATCCAACATGGATCGCACTGCCTGTATGCCGTCGTCAAGATTAAGCTTTGGCGCTATCTCCACTGGCCTTATCCCTAAGTTGTCCAATGTTTCGAGGCGCGAATGTCCCGTACTGAGTTCTTTAACCTGAACGTCGTGCGGCAATATGTGCGACTCATAAACGTAACCTTTTTCTTGCAACACTTTGGCGTAATGATCGAGACCAACGCCACTGCTTTCGTAATAGTCGATCAACCTAACTTCCTGCCCGACATACTGTGCAAACCATATCGAAGTTGAATCGCCTATACCTAAATCCCAACTTGTAACGACACCTACGGCCCGATCATACGGAACATTACATATCCGTCCAGTATTTGTTGCTTCCTTCATTTCCGTGCCGTAGTAAGCGCCAGCAATCGCGGCCTCAAAACTGCACTCAAATTCTTGCTCGTACCGATCCTCGCCCATTGTCTTTATCGCCGCATCGAGTTCTTCCTGCGGCAACAACTTGGTCTCGCTGACCTTATGCATCGCGGTAAACCATGACCGATCATTACGAGCGGCGTCGAATATCTCCCAAAACTCGTTCTTACCTTTTGGCGTCCCGATGAACGTCGCCTTACCCTGACGGTCAGCGATCGCTGGTCGAATGACTGTCGACCATGCGTTCGCCGGGAAGTCGGCTGGCTCGTCTAGCACCACCGAGTCAAAGTACAGACCTCGCATTGAGTCGGCGGTCTCAGCGCCAAACAGTCGTATTCGAGCGCCGTTCGGAAAGTCGATCCGCAGTTCCGACTCATTAACTTTGATCCCCGGGATCGACCGCGTGAATTCCTTGCAGTAGTCCCACGCCACCGCCTTGGACTGCCGATAGGTCGGCGAGATGTACGCAACGCGCACGTTATCGCGCTGTATCGTCAGCGCATCGCGGATCAGGTCATTGATCGCCGCGACAGTCTTGCCGCAACGACGATGAGCCACCAAACAAGCAAATCTTTCAGTTCTATTGTGAAACGGGAGCATGACCTCCCGGGGCGTGTACGGAATCGTAATCTCAGGCATAGAATCCTAAAAAGTCGGCAAGCATACCGAACACCGTAAACACCAGCCCAGCAACTAACGCGAAGATAAACCAGTCGAACTTAATCCTCATTTGATCCCTTCCATTTGATGACCAGCGGCCCACCGGACTCGCCAGTGTGTTCAAGTTGTTGTTTCTCACCGTAGCGCTTAGGCAAAAGCTTTGAGGCAATCCACTTGTGCGCGTCGACTTTTAATCGAGCCACGTTGTAGGTCTCGGGCGTCGCGTCGTATGCGATCTCCAAGATGTCCTCAGCCGCAAATTCTTGCTGCGCGTTCTTCGCTCGCGCGTACTTGTCGCGAATGGTTGGATGACGATACATCCAACGATAGAACGTAGACTTATCAGGACTCCAATCTTCTTCAGCGCAAATCTTATTCAACGATCGACCAGCCGCGATTTCCTCGCAGATTCGATCCACCAACTCATCAGTGTAATCAGTCGGCCTTCCAAGCTTCTTTACTTCGTCCATTTCTCGCTCCAAGTTATCCACAGCGATATTCTACTTCAAGACAAAACATTCAGGTCAGGACAAATGGGACAATTGGACAACACTATAGTGTGTTGTCCTGTCCTGTCCCAAAAAATATTTGTCCCCGGCTTTGTCCCAAACTTTGTCCTATTTTTCATAAGTAATTGATTTAAATCATTTTTATTTTGACGTTTTGGGACAATTACTTTTTGTCCCAAATGTCCCATTGTCCCAAAAACGTCGTAAGTCATTGATTTTATTCTATTGTCCCAAATTGTCACACTGAGACTTCAAATCCATGATCAAAGACTCGTCCAAAGCGACCCATCCGCGCCCTTTAGGTGCAATATATTTCGCATCAATCAGTATCCCAATCATGCGTGATGGATCATTTTGACACGCCTTTCGAGCCGCGCTTTCTGACATTCCCATCGCGCTCGAAGTCAAGAAGTCGAGCATCCCAGACTTTTCAACGAACGGCTTACCTCCATCATAGTTCCTGTTGGTGAAGTGCCAAGCCCTCTCAAATCGCTTACGACTTTCCTCAACTCACGAAAGCTTCTTGCTGACCTTGGCTGGCGCTGATGCGGATTCGAGCACGACAGAGTGTACTTGCTCGCCGTCCTCATCACGCCAGCCAGCAATGTCTACCTTACGCAGCTCAAAAAACAGACTGTCTTTCATCTCAGCATCTTTCATTTTGCGCTGCACAATTTCGATTGGACTTGATCCCTTTGATGGCTTAACGCTGATCTCGATATCCAATGCACCTCGCCACGCCGATGATCCTCTGGCTCGATGCTGCGCTTCTTCAGACACGCCAGTGTGATGCACAAGCATGACAGTGCAGTCAAACTCATTCATTAGTACGGCGCACGAGTCCAGCATCGTCTTGGCGTCCTGAGCGCTGTTCTCGTCGCCGTTAAGGAATCGGTGCAGTGTGTCTACAACGATTACCTTTGGCGTCACTGGAAGCGCCCTGACGTTCTCTATGACCTTCAGTAGGCCCTCTGGCTCGTTTAGATCCGTTCCTGTCTTGCTCATCCAAAAGTCGATGTCATCTACGTCGTGGTGTTGCATCCAAGCCGCGACTCGGCCCTTGAGTCCGTGATGTCCCTCACCAGCCAGATACACGACTGGCAGATGCTTTGTCCGGTTACCGCACCAGTCTCGATTCTCAAGACCGACCGCCGACAGATGCAGACACCAGTCCAGCACTAAAAACGTCTTTCCCGATCCTGAAGGCCCATGCACCATTGCCAAGGATTTAGACTGAATCCAATTCTTTATATACCAGCTAATAGGAGTCGGAGTCGACCTGAAGTCTTTACCATGCTCCAGCCAGTCGTATTCCTGAGTCGCTGGCTCCAGCAGTGCTGATAGATCGTTCCCGGCGAGTAGATAGTCGTTAGCGTCCATGCCTTCGATCGGCGGCACGATGACAGTCGCGCCATACTTCGCACTGGCCTGATCGGCGTGATTCTTGCCAACTCCCGATCTATCGTTATCAGCAACGATAATGATGCGCGTAGACGGCCCATAGCGCTCTCTAAGCTGTCCTACGACCGTCGGAATGTTAGACGCCGAGTAAGCAACGTAACACGCCTTAGACGTCGTCTCAGCGATTGTGGCGGCGGTTGCGTATCCCTCAGCAAGATAGACTCTCGTGTTATCGTCATCCGCGCCAATGCGCCAGTACGATCCGCCAGTCTTTCCGCCAGTGTGATACAGCTTGCCACCGTTAGCGTCGATGTACTGCACGGTCGTCATCTCGCCGTCGTCATTGTAGAGTGGGACGATCAGTCGCCCATCCCCAGTGACTCGGGCGCCATGAGGCTTAATTTGCTTCTTGACTAGGTAGGGATGATCCTCGGTTGCGTGTGCCGCCTCGTTCCAGATCTTATCAACGATCTCGGAGACGTTATCACGCATTACCGACTCTGATTCCTCTCGCGCCTTCTTTGCGGCCTCCATCCGTCGCGCAAACTCAATCTCTTCGTTCTGCGTGAGTCGACGACCGATATTTTGTATCCATTTGTGTTCAACGCCCCAACGCCAATCACCGAACTTCCCAGCGCAAATGCCATCACCAAAAGCAATATACCAACCGCTCTTATCTGTACTATTTGATCTTCCACTGCTACCTGAATTAAATCGGTGAATTCTTCCATCGAAAATAATTTCTGCTGGCGCATCTAACCCGGCCTCCTCAATCGCGTTTCGTAACTGTATATCCGGCGGATCTACAGGTTTTTTGTCCTTCCAAATCTCGGTGATGTTAGCCATGAGTCAGCCTCGGGCAAGTCGTTGAAAAATACTCCCGAAGCTTATTCACGGTCTTGATAGACGGATCAGGATCTTTGCTAGATGTAATGTTTCGTAACGTTGAGTAGCTGATGCCAGTGCGTCGGCTCACCTCTCGGGGATTGCGGTCAGACAGCAAGTTTTTGATTTCTTTTACTTCCTTTGTTTTCTCCTGTTAAAAAGCGTTTTTTTTTAATGTTAGTGCAAAAAAGAATTATACTCAACCTTCAACAACGGGAGGCGACATGACTGAGATTATTGCGTTCCTAGCATTATTTAATTTGCACTATCCAGATACCACGGTTATCACGCCCAGCAACGCGACCTTTTTTCTCGCTGGCGATATCCCGGTGATTTACCTTGCGCCGGACATGAATAAACCGAACGTTATCCTACACGAGGCGTGCCACGCGGCGCAGTGGGAGCGTGCGGGGCGTAAGCCAGCTAAAACTTGGGCAGAATGGCGCAACCGAGAGATCGAATGCGCTAATATTGAAAGGATGTTCCTTGATTTGACCGAATGACATGAAAATATACAAAGTTAAAGTCGAAACGCTACCGACGGCCTACTTTGGCACATTACGGGAGGCCCAGGCATATACCGACAAACACCAGCATCTTGGATGGACGATCTCTGAATTGCGTATGCCCAAAACGAAACCTGCTATTTTGAAGTGGCTGGCAATTTATTTTCAATGAGATAGTTGACACTTTTGTGTCATGTGGTAATATACAGATGTGGCGAACGGATGGGCCGACAGCCACAAAATTAGGAGAAAAAAATGAAAGCAGAAAACACGCTCGAGACACTAGTCGACAAAGTTGGCGCAATGAAGAAAATCGTTGCTGATTACAATCGCGAGATCAAAGCGCTCGAGGCAGAGATCAAAGACCAGTGCCAAGCAAACGGAATCAAGAAAGTTTGCGGCAACGTGTACAACGCAACATATGTCGAGGCGAATCGCAAAGTTCTTGATTGGAGAACTTTGATTGATGACATGGGTGTTGACTCTAACACTCGCGAAAAGTACACCACGACTTCAGCGATCTTCTCGCTGCGCTTCGGTGTTTAAGGTCATAGTCAACGGATATGTGGTCGGCGAGTACGTTGACCACGCCTCCGCAAAAATGCATTATGACGAAGCCTGCTATGAAAATTTGCATGGCGACAATTGGAAAATAAACTCAGTAAAACTTGAAGGAGAAAACATTGCCAGACCAAAGACTAAAAATAAATCAAATGCGCGAGGCCGTCGCTCAATATACCGGGGAGCGACATTGCGCCTATTGCAGCAAATACAGACCGCTCGAGGGCGGCAAGTTCAAGACCAATAATTCTAGATGGATGTGTAAGTCTTGCATTGATATTAGGAGAGGAGATAAACGTGGTAGTAATTAAAGTAAACACATTGTTCCTCGCGATGGCAGCTGACCGCGATCACGAGATCCCAGAGATCCTAAAGGTCGAGGGCAAGTTCTGTTACATCTTCCGGGATGATAAGAATCTACCTCAAGTGCTCGAGTATGCCGGATACTTCGCTGAGATCGAGACTGCTGCCGTCGAGACTTACGAATACGAAATGCATAAAGAGGCCAAGATCTTTTGCGATATTGTTGAGCCGATCATGGTCGAAAAATGGGAGAAATGGGATGCTTAAACTTTTAGAACGATTTATTGACGTGATGTATTTTCTTATTGGAGGTTTGGTCGTCATCATGCTGTCATACATCGTTGCGCTAGAATGGGAAGAAAGGCAACGACATGAAGATAAAAAAGTTTGTATCGAGCAGACCAGACTCCACGACGCTTGTAACGCTCGTGTTGGTGAATGGAAACGAGCGAAACATGAGTGCGCGTGATCATTACTTCCCAGAGGCCGGACTGTACGTCATTGAAGAAAATGGAGTTACTTCAATCGCCGAGTCGGTTGAAAATTTCTTTCCGTATACTGACATGACCAACAAGGCCGAACGCGAAGAAGCATTTAACGATTACGCTGAAATGTTAATTCAGTCTGATTTATACGCACCATTACCAAAAAAACTTTGCTAAAATAAACAACTGGCGAATGGGATTCCCCGACCGCCGTTTAACGGAGGCCATATGGCTATAAAACTAAATAGTACGTCCGCTATTGCGGCAACAGGCGTTAAGGTTCTTGTGTACGGACAAGCTGGCGCTGGTAAGACCACGCTCATCACGACGTTACCGAATCCGATAATTCTGTCGGCGGAGGGCGGCTTGCTGAGTATTCGTGACGCTGATCTACCGTTCATTGAGATCGGCAACATGAGCGATCTAAAAGAAGTTTATTCGTGGTTGATGCAGAACTCAAAAGATTATTCATCAGTTGCGATAGACAGCATCTCTGAAATCGCTGAAGTCGTTTTGAACTTTGAAAAGAAACAAGCAAAAGATCCACGCCAAGCTTACGGCGCGATGCAAGAACAGATGACGGACTTGATCCGCGCGTTTCGCGATCTGCCAATGCACGTTCTGATGACAGCGAAGCTGGAGAAAATGCAAGACGAGATGGGGCGGATACTCTACGCGCCGTCGATGCCCGGAAACAAGACTGGTCAGCAACTACCGTACTTCTTTGACGAAGTGTTGGCATTGCGGATTGAGAAGGACTCGGAAGGTAACGGATGGCGCGGCTTGAAATGCCACGCAGACTCGTCGTGGCAAGCCAAGGATCGTTCCGGCAAGCTTGAGGAATGGGAAGAGCCTGACCTCGCCAAACTCATCACGAAGATCGGAGGCTGATATGTTGCCAAAGACTCTGAAAGGATTGAGCACGGCTTGGATCAACGCCAAAGTCAATGAGAAGGCTGCAATTGTCGAGCGCCGTGAGATCGAGGATGCAATGCGCGAGATGATGGGAATCGACGACATGGTTGACTCAACGACGACCAAGACAATCGAAGATATCAAAATCAAAGTGACGACTCGGCTCAATCGAAAGGTTGACTCAGATAAGTTACAAGATATTGCGGCTGAAGCTGGTCTATCTGATTACTTGCCAGTTCTTTTCCGGTGGAAGCCGGAAATCAATCTGTCAGTTTGGAAAAAGACTGACACTAGCATCACCGAGAAACTGTTAGACGCAGTCACCACTGTGCCTAGCAGACCATCTTTTCAAATTATTAACGAAGACATAGGAGAGTAATATGGATCTAGAGTTTGACAATCACGATTTAGTATTAGACGACGAACCACGAGAGTACACGCCAGTGCCTGACGGCTGGTACGACGCTCGCATCATGGGCGCCGAACTCAAGACTACTAAGGCTGGGAATGGGCGTTATATTTCGGTACGATATGACATTACCGGAAATGAATACGCTGGGCGTGTAGTGTTTGGAAACGTAACCATCAACAATCCTAACGCGGCGGCTGAAGCAATTGGTCGAAGGCAGTTGAGCCAGATTGCACTAGCTGGCGGTATGTCGGCGTTGCCGTCAGACACTGACGAGTTGGTCGGAATGGACTTGAAAGTTAAAGTCACTGTCCGTCCGGCGACTGAGCAGTACGCGGCATCGAATGATGTACGAGATTGGAAACCAATCTCTGGTGGCGCTCAACCACCAACCGCAAAACCTAAAGAAGCAAATTCAAACGCGCCTTGGGCAAAATAACAAGAGGGCTTTGGCCCTCTTTTTTTAAAGGTTTTTTATGAGCGATAAAACTAATGTAATAGAGCTAACGGATTCAGAGCTTGGTGTGCTCGATGAATTAGCTTTTAATGGAGCATCTAAATTAAATTATCTATTTTCCAAAAACCAAAAAAATGAGGTTAAAAAAGTGATGGGGAAAATAGAATATGCCTTTTATTTAAAAATGAAAAGGAATGGCGAAAAACCGAGTTTGCATTTTGATAAATTCCTACGCAAAATAAAAGGGCTTTAATGAGCAAAATAGTTGAGTTAATTGATAAGTACCACCAAGAGACAACAGATACGCAACGTGGACACATGGGCGGATCAATACTTGGTCACAAGTGCGAGCGTTATCTCTGGTATATGTTCAGATGGACATTCAAAGAACATTTTTCTGGACGTATGCGGCGACTGTTTCGTCGAGGGCAACTAGAAGAACGAGTCATTGTTGCCGACTTGCGAGCGATAGGAATCGACATACGCGAAGTCGGTAACAACCAAGCCAAAGTAGACTTTGGCACACACATTAGCGGCAGTGTTGACGGGATCATCGTGAAGGGCGTTCCCGGGCACACTGACAAAAAGTTTATTGCCGAGTTCAAGACGCACAATAAAAGATCTTTTGATTTGGTTGCGCGAAAGGGCGTCAAGGAATCCAAGCCAATGCATTACGCGCAGATGCAAATCTACATGAAGGGCAAAGAGATTCCAAAAGCGCTGTACGTTGCCGTATGCAAAGACAACGACGAGATGTACACAGAAATCGTTGAGTTTGACGAAGAGTTGGCGGATCAATTGTTGCGCAAGGGCGAGTTTATCACGACGGCTAATGAGGCGCCGCCAAGAATATCTAAAGATCCAACATGGTTTATGTGCAAGACTTGCCCAGCGAAGCACATATGTCACGAGGGCCAGCCGACAAAACAGATCAACTGTCGAACGTGCGCTCACTCGTCACCACAGCCCGACGGAACGTGGGACTGTACGAGATTCGACGCTGAAGAGATCCCAGAGGATTTCCAGCGCAAAGGATGCGACTCACACGTCTTGCATCCTGACGTTGTGCCTTGGCCCAGAGTTGAAAGCGATACGCCAACTGAGGCAGTGTACGAGATCGAGGGGCAGTTTATTCGCAATGGCGAAGGCGACGCGAACGTGTTTAAAAGCATTGAGTTGGTGAGCAATCTGGATGCGTGTTTGAATCCAGATGATTTTGTTAAAGATCTACGTTTTAACTTTGGAGGCAAGATAACAGGATGACTATGAAAACCATTGAAGCAACACTAGCGGAGCGTCACGGGCAATATGGCAAGTACACATATGTAAGCAAGACAAGCCAGAGTCTAAAGAAGATCGTGCGCGATGCGCCTAATTACCGAACGATGCCACCGCCGATGCAAGAAAGTCTCGACATGATCTGTAACAAGTTGGCGAGAGTTTTGTGCGGCAACTATTACTTGCACGACACTTGGCATGACATCAGCGGATACGCAAAGTTGGTGGCGAATGAATTAGAAAAGATAGATGCTTCGTAAGTACCAAAAACTTGCAATCGAAAAACTGTATGACTGGTTTAGGGCGCACGAGTATGGCAATCCATGCATCGTGCTACCGACCGGGAGCGGCAAATCTCATATTGTCGCGGCAATCTGCAAGGACGCGATAACCAACTGGCCTGAGACTCGTGTGTTAATGGTCACGCACGTTAAAGAACTGATCGAGCAGAACGCTGAAAAAATGTTGCTTCATTGGCCTGAAGCGCCGCTCGGCATTTACTCTGCTGGAATCGGGCGTAAAGAGGCCCATCAGCAAGTCACGTTTGCTGGCATTCAGTCTATCAGAAAGAAGGCCCACGAAATAGGACACATCGACCTGATGATCGTGGACGAAGCGCATTTGATATCGACCAACACTGACACCAGTTACCGCAAACTAATCGACGCGCTCAAGATCATCAATCCGGCAATGCGCGTGATCGGACTGACGGCGACGCCGTACCGACTAGGCCACGGCATGATCACAGATAAGCCCGGGATATTCGATGACATCATTGAGCCGACCAGCATCGAGGCGCTAGTTCAAGATGGATATCTTGCGCCACTGCGGTCGAAACTGACCGGAACGAAACTTAGCGTCAAAGGCGTACATAAACGCGGCGGCGAGTTCATTGAGAAAGAACTCCAAGAAGCGGTCAACAAGATGCACACTAACGAAGGCGTTGTGCGCGAAGTCATTAAACTTGCTGGCGATCGCAAGTCGTGGCTGTTTTTCTGCGCTGGCGTAAAACACGCTGAAGCGATTAAAGACTTGCTAATTGAGCACGGCATTCCGGCTGAGTGCATCACCGGAGACACGCCAAAGAAGTACCGCGAAGAGATTATCAATAAGTTTAAGTCTGGCGAACTCAAGGCGCTCACAAACGCCAATGTGCTCACCACTGGCTTCGACTATCCAGACATCGATTTGATCGCCATGCTGAGGCCCACAATGTCTGCTGGGCTGTATGTGCAGATGGCTGGACGCGGCATGAGAATCAAAAGCCACACAGATCATTGCTTGGTTTTAGATTTTGCTGGGATCGTGCAGATGCACGGCCCGATTACAAACGTGCAACCGCCAAACAGGGCTGGGAGCGGAACTGGAGAAGCGCCAGTAAAGGTATGCCCAGAGTGCGACAGCTTAGTCGCGCCAGCCGTAAAAGAATGCCCAGACTGCGGATATGAGTTCCCAGCGCCGAAAGAGAAACGAATGCGGCTGTGTGACGTCGATATAATGGGCAATTTAAACAATGGATACGCAGTGCATAGTTGGTACTGGTCAAAGCATACGTCTCGTGCTAGTGGCAAGAATATGATTAAAGTCCAATACTATTCTAAACTACTGAGTGATCCAGTCATTGCCGAATACTTACCGATAAATCATGGCGGATACGCTGGGAACAAGGCAACTGTAAAATTAGCAGAAATAGCCGCTAACTCAAAAATTGATTTTAAATTTTTGCAGACAGCCAATTTAGAGGATATCTGCTACATCATGAATAAAGGAAAGCCGCCGGATGAAGTCTTTTACAAGAAAGAGGGCAAATACTACAAAATCATCGATAAAAACTGGGAGAAGTGAACACATTGAGCAACGAGAGTTTGTAAGTTGGTTTCGGAAAAGTTACGAAGGCGTAAGGATTATTGCAATACCAAACGGCGGACAACGAAATATAGCCACCGCCGGACGTCTCAAGGCCGAGGGCGTAGTTTCCGGCGTCCCAGATCTTTTTATTCCAGTCTGGAATCTTTGGATTGAGATGAAGAAGGAAACTGGCGGTAGAATCTCACCAGAGCAAAAGGATTGGCACAATTATCTGAATTCCATTAACCAAAGTGTTATTATTGGCAGAGGCTTCGACGATGCTAAATTACAAGTTGAGGAATTTATTACGCGAATTAAGGAGAGCTACGGTGGAACAGAACCTGACTAAAAAAATGAGATCTGCGGATAATATTCGAGCGCACAGAATTAAGCTTAAACTAAGCCAACAACAACTTGCTGTCATAATCGGCGTTAGTCGCCGGACTGTGAGCAACTGGGAGACTGGCTCTGACTTGCCGTCTGATATAAACAAGCAAAAGCTTGAGCAGTTGTTTTATACAGGCAAGATTGAGCAAGATCAGATATATCTCGATCCTGAGCGCAATGCTTTACTCTTTAGCAAAATTAGCTGGATTGGGATTGGTGCAATGTTGCTAGGATGCGCGGCGATATTTGCGATGTTTTATCTAGTAGCTGGAATGTATGGTTAGTTTTAATCTAAGAAAACATAACAAAAGGATCAAACACATTAAGTTTGGGCCTTACTATCTTGTAGCAATAGACAAGACAAAGGATGGAGAGCCTTTGTTTGCGTTTATTGATGGGAAGTTCTACAAGGCATCAGATGCGCTGACACTGGCAAAGAAATATGGTTATAATGAAGTTGAGCGAGTTTACGAAGCTTTCAATTCGCTTGGTTAACTTACTTTCATGACACTCTCCTTCTTAAGGCCCACCTAGTGTGGGCCTCTTTTATGGCCTAAAACAGTCAACCTCTAGATCGCACGTTTCAAAGTGATGATCCATCTCTGCGTCGATTATGATGTACTCTCTGACGGTCTCTAAGACCGTCTGCGGCATCATCGCAGGACATTCGTAGGTAATGTTATAAATAGACGCTGACGGCTCCTGTAGCTTCTCCACGATCCTCTTAGCCATCGTAAT